TCTTGAACTGGGAGAGATTGGTGGTCTATGGAAAAATGTGGCAGGTCGATATGAGATGACTGTTGATGGTGAGACTAAGAAAGTCTATGCCAAAGCAATCCTCAAAGATCCAGAAGTCTACTTTACTCCTGAGGTGATGGAGAAGTTGGATGAAGTTGCCCGTGAAGAGTTTAGTTATGGCTCATGAAGGAGCATCCAAAATATAAAGGTTATTATGGTACTGAAAATGGAAACATTATCAGTACCAAACAAAAAACACCAAGAATGTTGAAACCTCAAAAACATGCTCTGGGATATAAACTTTATTTTTTATCCGTTAACGGGAAACATATTGGTGTAACTGGACATAGATTCATAGCAGAGTGTTTTATTCCGAATCCAGATAATCTTTCAGATGTTAATCATATTGATGAAGATAAACAAAATAATAAAGTTTCTAATTTGGAATGGTTATCTCACAAAGACAATATGATTCACAGTAGAGATTCTTATGCTAAGAGACACGCCAAATCTTATCTCATATTTAATGTAAATACAAATTGTAGTTATGAGATTAAAAATTTAAAGAGATGGTGTGAAGAAAGTAATGTTTCTAGACCCTGCGTTTATGATGTAATAAATGGAAAACAAAAAATGACTAAGGGGTTTATAATTACTAGATTATGATCAAAATCATCAAGACTGGAATCAACGTTGATAAGGTCGTACAACAACTGAAGAAATATCCACAGGATTGGGATCACCAGAAAACTCTGGAAGGATCTCAATCCTTAGTTGATAGGGGATTCGCAGACTTGCCAGTCAGCGCACTTCAACTTATAATAGGTGGTGTCAAACACAAAGACGACTTTGTGGGAGACTCGGAGATCAATATTAAAACTCCAGCCTATGCTCATCACAGTGAAATCAGAAAGATCATACGCAAACAGTTTAAGAATGCGGATATTCATCGGTGCGGTTTTCTTTCACTTCCTGTAGATGAGATTGTAGGTGCTCATATTGATGAAGGTACTTATTACCTGAGCAGAAACAGGTATCATCTTTCTATACTTGGAAGATATCAATATTTCTGCGGCAAAGAAACTGTCATCGTTGAACCAGGAACTCTTCTTTGGTTCAACAATAAACTTCCTCACGGCACGGTGAATGTCGGTGATGAAACAAGGATAACATTCGTTTTTGATATTCCGCATGGACAAAGTTGAAATTCTGATTCTTCGTAATCTAATCTATAATGAAGAGTATCTTCGTAAGGTAGTTCCTTTTATTAAAGCCGACTACTTTGAAGATCCCATTCAGAGAACTGTATTTGAAGAAGTTTCTAGTTTTGTTCAGGAGTATAATCAACCTGCAACGAAAGAAGTTCTTTGTATTGAAACTGAAAAGAGATCTGATATCAATGACTCTTCTTTTAAAGAGATAACAAAACTTATCAGTTATCTTGAGGATGTCCCTACAGATTTTGATTGGTTATGTGATACTACAGAGAAGTGGTGTAGGGACCGTGCTATCTATCTGGCACTTATGGAGTCCATCGCACTTGCTGATGGTAAAGATGAGAAGAGGGACCGTGATGCTATCCCAAGCATCCTCTCAGCCGCCCTGGCGGTCTCCTTTGACACTCACATTGGACACGACTATCTTCTTGATTATGAGGCAAGATATGAGACATACCACTGCAAAGAAGACAAGATCGAATTTGACCTTGAATATTTCAACAAAATTACCAAAGGTGGTCTACCGAATAAAACGCTTAACATTGCTCTCGCTGGCACTGGTGTCGGTAAATCTTTGTTTATGTGTCATGTCGCATCTGGGGCTCTCCTCAGCGGAAACAATGTATTATACATCACGATGGAAATGGCTGAAGAAAAGATTGCAGAAAGAATTGATGCTAATCTTCTCAACGTCCCTATCCAAGAGATAACTGATCTCCCAAAGGTGATGTTTGAAAATAAAGTAACAAACCTTGCAAAGAAAACTCAAGGTCAGTTAATTATTAAAGAGTACCCTACAGCGAGCGCACACAGTGGACACTTTAAATCACTTCTTAATGAACTTGCACTTAAGAAATCATTTAGACCTGATATTATTTTCATTGATTACCTTAATATATGTGCTTCCGAACGGTATCGCGGAAATAGCACTGTCAATTCATATTCTTATATCAAAGCAATTGCTGAAGAGCTTCGAGGATTGGCTGTTGAAGCAAACGTCCCTATCGTTTCTGCCACGCAGACCACTCGCAGCGGTTATGGTAGCTCTGATGTTGACATTACTGATACTTCTGAGTCCTTTGGGTTGCCTGCTACTGCTGATCTTATGTTTGCCCTTATTTCTACAGATGAGCTTGAAGACTTGGGACAAATTATGGTAAAGCAGTTGAAGAATCGCTACAACGATCCAACAATCCATAAGAGATTTATTGTTGGTATTGATCGTGCTAAAATGAGACTGTATGATTGTGAGCAGTCAGCACAAGATGATGTTCTTGACAAAGGCAAAGAAGAAGAGTATGATTTTGAAGAACGCAAACCAAAAAAATCTTTTGAAGGATTCAAGTTTTGAAATTATGACCCAAAAAGTTGACACCGATAAATACCTTGAGTTTGTCCATGGCGTGACTAGCACTCCTAGTCTTGAGTATCCTGCTCTGTCATCACGATTGACTGAACTGGAAGCCAATGGTGCTAATGTTACTCAACTTCTGACTGCTGCACTCGGTTTGACTGCAGAGTCTGGCGAGTTCACTGAGGTTGTTAAGAAGATTGTCTTTCAAGGCAAACCTTACAGTGAAGAGAATGTCTTTCATATGAAGCGGGAATTGGGTGATATCTGTTGGTATCTTGCCCAGGCATGTATGGCACTTGATACTACTTTTGATGAAGTAATTGAGATGAATGTTGATAAACTAGAAGCACGCTACCCTGGTGGTAGTTTTGATGTCCACTATTCTGAAAATCGTAAGGAGGGAGATCTGTGACCGAACAACAAGAACATCTGCAAAATTTGCTAAACCAGCAAAAAACCATTGCAAAAGAAGTCCAGGAACTTCAAGAGCAAATTGAACTTAAGCGTCAAACATTTTATAAAGTTCAAGGTGCGATTGAATATCTCAATCAAACCGGAGTAGAACTTGCTGGATTTGAAACTAATGAAGAAGTGAGCGAAAATGATTAAACTTGAAATTGATGTAAGACAAGCTGCTGGTCTAAGACAAGCATTGTTTATTGAGCAAAAAGGTTATACACTTGACCCAACTTGCTGCCCACAAAGAATCTCTGACATTAGAAATTTGATTGTGGAACTTGATAAACAAATTGAAGAGGAATTGAAGAATGAAACTACTGACACTTGATGATTATAAAAAAGCTGGTGAAGAGTTTTGGCCTAAGTATTGGTATGTTGCTAAAGAACTGGGTGAAGACGCTAAACCAGAAGATGTTCTGAAAGTAATGGAAGCAGTTGGTGGTGTTGCTCTTAAACTGAAACTTGAAGAAACTCTTCCTTTTGGATTCAACAAAAAGAAAGAAGAATCTGAGACTCCCTAATCGGGGGTCTTTTTTTTATAAATATTTGAAAAGTCTTTATAAAAATGAACTACGAAGAGATTAGAGGTCTTCAAGAAGCATATAATCAAGTTTATGCTCCTCAAGAAGTTGAGAATGTTGCTGAAGATTCACGGCGCACTAGCAATAAGCAACATACTGCCCGTGTAAGAGCTAACATCAAATCTTTTGGAAGTAACTATACTCCTCCTAGTAATTATGATCCTGATGCCAATCGTGGCAAAGGAGAAGTTGTTACTCGTAAGCAAATTGAGAAGAAACGTCGTAAGGCACTTCGTCAAGAAGAAGTTGAGAATGTAGAAGAACTCTACAAGGGTAAGCACGGTCAGTCTGACAAAGAGTATGCTGACTCCCGCTCGCAGGGTGGTAAGATGGTGTCTGGTGACTCCAAGCAATCGGGTGCTGAGTACACTCACGGTCGCAGAGTCAAGGCAGCAAACCCTGGTATGCAACCTGATGTAGGTGGTAAGACCAAGCCTAAGTCACAGGGTAAGATGGACCGTGGCACCCGTGCTGATATTGAGTATCGCAAGGCAAATCTGAAGAAGGAAGAACTGGAACTTGATCAGATTGTTGAGTCACTGGTTGAGAGAGGACACACAGAGCAAGAAGCATATGCTCTTGTTGCTCAATTCACTCTTGATGAAGATTCACGTCGTATTAGCAATAAGCAACATACTGCTCGTGTAAGACAAAACATCAAAGCTTTCGGAAGTGGTTACACTCCTCCTAGTAATTATGATCCTGATGCTAATCGTGGTAAGGGTGAAGTTCTTACTCGTAAGCAGATTGAGAAAAAGCGTCGTAAAGCACTTCGTCAAGAAGACTTTGAGTTCTGGGTAAATGCTCTGGTAGAAGAAGGTTATGATCTC